GGACTCGACGCGCTGGACCGTGTCATTGCTTTTCACGCAGACAACAAGAGTCACTACGTCTCCCTCGAGAAGCAGGCCCAGGCCATCGAGAACCGCGCTCTGAGCCAAATGCTCAGGACGCTGGAAGCCTCCGACCCGAAGTGGTTCGGACTCTTCGAGAACCAGAAGGGCGTTCAGGCGGTAGTGAAGGAGATCTTCGGCGAAGACTCCGGCGTTGCGGAGGCCAAGGCTGGCGCGAAACTCTGGCACGAAGTGACCTCAACCCTTCGAGATAGGTTCAACCGAGCCGGTGGGGATATCGGCGAGCTCGAAGACTGGGGGCTACCGCACCATCACTCACAGTCCAAGGTGGCCGCAGCCGGGCGCGATCAGTGGGTCGCTGACACCTTGCCGCATCTTGATCGCGAGCACTATTTCAACCCCGATGGCACTCGCATGAGTGATACGCAGCTCGGGGATTTCCTGAAAGAAGCCTGGACCACAATCGCCACTGGGGGCGCCAATAAGCTCGAGCCGGGGACCTTCAAAGGCTCTGGAGCGCGCGCGAACCGCGGCAGCGAATCACGGCAGATCCACTTCAAGGATGCTCAGGCCTACATGGATTACCAGTCCAAGTACGGCGAGAAATCGCTCTACGAGGTGTTGGTCCACCACATTTCTGGGATATCTAAGGATATCGCGCTCACCGAGGCTTTCGGGCCAAATCCGGACAACACCTTCCGACTGTTCCGGGATGAGGCGGTGCGCGCGGGTAAACTCGCTGATCCCACGAAGTCCGGCAAGCTCGATGAACGCGCAATCCGCACCGAGAATCTCTACAACGTCGTATCAGGCAAGATACAGCCGGTGGCGTCCCGCTGGCTTGCCACCACGTTCGACACGCTACGCAATTGGCTGATTGCGGCTCGATTGGGATCATCCGTCATCACTTCGTTCTCGGATGACGCGACCCTGCATCTCACGGCAAAGCTCAATCACCTTCCAGAAATGCGTGTGATCGCCAACGAGCTCGCCGCGTTCAACCCAGCGAACCGCATGGAGGAGCGGCTAGCGATGCGCGCTGGGCTAGCGTTGAATACGCTAAAGGCATCGCTAAACCGCTTCGGCCAGAATGGTCTGGGCTCCAGCTTCTCATCGAAGCTCGCCAACACCGTTCTGCGAGTCTCCGGCCTGAACGCCATGACCGAGGCCCGCAAGCGCGCGTTCGGCTCGACCATGATGGGCGCACTCGGAAGTGTGGTCAAAGACCATCCCAGACTGGCCGATCTGGACAAGAATGACCATCGCATTCTGCTGTCGAAGGGCATCAGCGAAGACGATTTCGCGGTGTGGAAGAAGGCGCAGCAGGAGGACTGGGGCGGCGGAAACAACACGATGTTGACGCCCGAGAGTATCTATCGCATTCCGGACGCTGAGATCGAAAAGGTAATCGCACCACGTATTCAGAAACTGCAGGACGAAGCCAAGGCGCAAATCGCTGACTTAAATACCCGCGATGCCCAGGATAGAAAATGGGTGCAGGACCGAGCGGATAAGCTGGCACAGTGGGTCCAGAAGGAACAGGCCAAGGTCGAAGCGCGAATCGCGAAGGCTGGCGCCGAGGCTACAGATGCACTGAAGGGCATCTCGGAACGACTATCCAAACTCAACGAGTCGTTAGAGTTTGCGGCGAGTATCTGGAAGAAGCCTGTCGATGAGAACATGCCGGGGATTGAGGGACAGCGTCCGGTCGCTTTCTATGGCAAAGCTAAACTGAGATCCCTCGGCGTCGACGAAGGGCGAGCTCGTGAGACGATCCGGTCAGTGGAAGTGCAGGGTCGCGAGATTGCAGCCGAGATGCAACGGTTCAAGCTCGATCAGACCGAGAAACTGTTCGACGACTTCTATTCCCGTCAGCACGAACTGACCGAGTTCAGTCAGCGCGCCCAGGAGCGAATTGATCGGCGTGCGCAGGTGACGGATCGGATCAAACGAGACATCGATCCGGCGATCGCCGCCGAACGGACGAGAGCCCGAGAGCAAGCCGCGACCAAACTGCTCGGCGCTATCCTAGAGGAAACCGACACGGCGGTGATTGAGCCAGGCGCTCGAGAGAGGGCGTTCACGGGGGCAGGCCTACAGCGGGGCACATGGAAGGGCGAACTTACGCGTTCGTTCTTTCTGTTCAAGTCCTTCCCGCTAGCCATGCTCACCCGGCACTGGGCCAGGGGGATGAGCCTCCCGAACATGGGGGGGCGGGCGGCGTACCTCGCCACTCTATTCGCGGCGACCACGGCCCTAGGGGTTTTGTCCCTACAGGTAAATGAATTGCTCGCAGGCCGTGACCCGCGGAACCTAAATCCCGCGGCGAAAGGCGGGATCCGTAACTGGATCCAGGCCATGCTCAAGGGGGGCTCGCTTGGCATTTACGGCGACTTCCTCTTCTCGGACTCGACTCAGTACGGAAATAGCCCCGTAGCAACCTTTACCGGCCCGGTGCTAGGCTTGGCCGAGGATCTGTTCAACCTGACCCAGGGGAACATCGTTCAGTCTCTCCAGGGCAAAGTCACCCATCTGGGGGCGGAAGTTGTACGCTTCGCCAAGAGCAACACGCCGGGCGCCAGTCTCTGGTACCTCAAGGCGGCACTGGACCACATGATTTTTCACCAGCTGCAGGAGTACTTTAGCCCCGGGTATCTCGCCCGGATGAGGGCTCGTGCACAGCAGGAGTTCGGTCAGCACTACTGGTGGGAGCCGGGAGCAGTGACTCCAGAGCGAGCGCCCAACATTGCGGCCGCAGTTGGTCAACCATGAAAGCATTCGTCGCTGTGAGTCTCTTTTTCATCGTGTTCTCAGGCGTCGTCGGGGGAGCGCTATTCCTGACGCTAAATGCTGTGAAATCGATGCACCTGCCCGAGGATACGGAGCACGCCTGCGTGGCGATTGCTGGCGTCGCGGCGTTGATTGTCGGTGGCCTTCTGATGAGGCAGCTACACGCAATGATTGAGCGGCGCCTCTAACGTATTACCACCTCGGATTACTGAAGACCCGGCCCAGTGCCGGGTTTTTCTTTTTGGAGATATGAATGCCGGCTACTTCCACTGATCGCTTGAACGGGCTGACAACTTCGGTTGCCGTAAAGGCCCCCTGCCGGACTGTTGCTACCTCGAATGTAACGCTTTCTACTCTCCAGACCATCAATGGCATTGCGCTCAGCGAGGGTGACAGGGTTTTGGTGTCGGCTCAGACGGATGGAACCGAAAACGGGATCTACATGGCCAGCAGCGGGGATTGGCAGCGCGCGGGAGATTTCGACGGTGCGCTGGATATCGTGCGTGGAACTCTGGTTCCGGTCGCAGGCACTGGCGGTTCCGCAGATCTCTACGAGGTGACGACAGCTGACCCAATCAATATTGGTACGTCAGCGATCACGCTGACTCTGCGATACGGTGCCAACGTACGCTACGATCGCACCGCCGCCGAGATATCTGCCGGGGTGACGCCGACGAACTATGCATATGCGCCTGGAGATTTACGAAGATATGGCGCAAAAATAGATGGTGCTACAGATGACACTACGTCAATCAACAACGCTATCAAGGTAGCGCAAGCCTCTGGCGCGGTGGGTTATGTGCTCCATCCTGGTGGAAACTGCGTCCATGCTTCTCAAATCCTATTCGGGAATGGTGTGCGCGTTGTTGGGAATGATCGGGAAGCGTGCATTTTCACCTACACGGGATTGGCAAGCAGTTCGGCATGGCGCTATACCAATAACGGGACTTCAAACCCAGCGATCAATACTTCCGGTTTTGGTCGAGTCAGCATGGAAGGCGTTACGATCACGACAGCCGTGTCAGTTACCGGCGGTGCTGCGTTGGAACTGAACGCTTGTGGTTATGCGCTCTTCACGATCAAGAATTGCCACTTCGGCGGCTCTTTCAAGTGGGGCATCATTGGAGATGGGATAGAAGTGGCTCATATCTACGATAACATCATCGATAACGGCGGTGGTATCAGTGGATCTGCCGGTGTGTGGCTCACTAATGGTGCTGATCGTACCGTGGGCCAATCTCTTGGGTTCACCAATCGAGTAACGATCAATGATAACCACTTCAACGCAGCAGGGATCTGTGTGGTGGACGACGGCGGATCAGATCATTCGATAGTGCACAATAACCTGAACGGGGCATCTATCGCGGTACTGATGTGCGGCTTGCTGGGATTCTTGGTGGATGAAAATGAGATCGAAAATGCGGGTGTTGTTATCGGCTCAGCCAATATATATCTGACCAATACCACCGCTTATGGTGGTGTCAATGTCGGTCCCTGCCAGGCAGGGAGAATCGAGGGTAATTTCTTCGGCGCCGATATGGCGGCGGCCTCGAGCGCGCTTAATTTCCAGGGTGCCGCGATGCACCAGGGAATCACGGTAAAGGACAACTGGTTCAGGAACAATCTCGGACGTAGCGCTGATATCAACGTAACGAAGCTTTCCAATAGCTTCTGTGGGCAGAATTACGCATCAGCTACCACGAATCAACATTACACCGGCACGCACAATGATGCGGATGGCAACATTCTCTGGCCCCCACAGAATGGCTATACAGGAGGGTTTAACGAAGGAGCGTACCTGTGGGGCGACAGCCGCTATCGGCATCAATTCGTTACTGCGATCCGGCAGAAAAAGATTGTTCTGACCTACAGCGCTTCAATAACGCCTGATTGCCGGCAGGGAAACCTGTTTCAGATCACAGCAACAAACGGGACGGCTTTCACGATCAACGCTCCCACCGGAGATCCGGTGAATGGCGATGACGGTACGATCATCACGATTCAGATAAAGAATACCTCCGGAGGTGCGTTGGGTGCGATTACCTTCGGTGCGGGTTATAAGTTAGCAGGCGCCTTCACCGCTCCCGCCACTGGAAACAATCGTAGTATCACGTTCTACGATGACAATGTGACGGGCGTCTGGTACGAGATATCGCGCACAGGGGCGGATACACCGAACTAGAGGATATGCGCCCCGATCGCCGCATCGACCCGGATTAGGAATGACATAAGGAGCATCATGAGCGTGGGGTCTATGGATTCGCCCATCGAAGGCGACTTGCCTACTGAGAAGAAGCCTGAGGCTGAGAAGATCAGCATCGCGAAACTCCTCTTTGGCTTCACCGGCCTCTACGAGCGCTGGAAGAACGAATACGAGGCGCGACGCTATCAGGATCCACGGGATCGCGATCCAGACTACGCCCGCAAGCTACGCGAGCTCGAGGGACAGATTCAGGACATCGATCGCGAGCAACGCGGCTTTCGCATGGGCGATTATCACGAAGGTGGAGGCAGAGAAACATCATGGAAGGATTGGGTACTGGGACTGGTGGGACTGCTAATAGTGGCATGGCTGGGACGCATCAGCCTGCAGATGGAGACTCTGCAGGCCGCCGTGGTAGAGCAGAAGATGATGGAAAAGCATATCGAATCAACCGATGCTCGGGTGGATCGGCTAGAGAACCGAGTCTATCGGGGCAACCCGTGACGCAGCTCCATCCGGTGCGCTGCACAGATGACTCGATCACGGCTCATCAGAATTCGCATGTCAGTAGCTTTCGTCTTACGATTCCTAAGGATGCGCGAGAGCTTATTATCTCGGTAATTCTAGCGTTGTCCGTGCTGACCAACCTATGGCTATGGAGTAAGCTCCATGATGCTGACAAGGACATCCAGACTCAGATTTGGTTACGCGATGACGCATTGACAAAATTTCAGCAGGGACCTTTTGCGGATATGAAGGCCCATGTGATCGCTTTGGAACTTAACTATAACCAGGAGAAGCACAAGTGAGTGGAGGAATTATCATTCAGCGCCGCGCTGCCATCGTTCCGACTGTGACCGACCCGAGTCTCTATGACTCACTCCCGGATAACTGTAAGGCAACTGTGGATGCGATTGTGAATAAAGCGCCAGGAGACTGCACGGATATCGACCTTGCGGTTCTCGCCGCGATGATCCAGGTCGCGGTGCATTGCTGATGTAACTAAATGTCCGATGAGATCACACTACGCGAATATATGGAGTCGCGTTTCATGGCCTTGCAACGCGCGGTGGATAAGGCCGAGGATTCCAACGACAAGCGCTTTGCAGCGATCAACGAGATGCGCTCTATGGTGACCGATGCGGCGAGCCGTTTCATGCCTCGAATCGAGTATGAGACGGCTCACCGCGCATTGGTGGAGAAGGTCGAAGGCCTGCAGAAGTTCCTCTGGATGGGCTTAGGCGCCATGCTCGCGGTGCAACTTTTCATCGGCATCGTGTTTGTCATGGTCAAGAGAACTCCATGACCGCCATCGATATTGTATTGCCACGCTTAAAGATCGAAGAAGGCTTCCGGAGCGTCCTCTACCGTGATACGCAAGGCCATCAGAGCATTGGATATGGTCTAAACGTTGATGCAGGCATTTCCCAGCGTGTTGCCGCAGCAGCCCTTCAGGCGCAATTGGAAGAGCTGCAAGAGGCGTTGGGAAAGTATCCTTGGTACGCGCCGCTTGATGCTGTCCGTCAGTCCGTATTACTCGATATCGCGTTCAACAATGGGCTCGCGGGCCTGATGCATTTTCCCCACATGTTGGCCGCGATCTCCCGGCAGGATTGGGCGAGTGCCGCGACAGAGTGTCATGTCGACAATCCTGAACTCGCCGGACGCTATCAGAAGCTGGCCCAGCTCCTACTGATTGGGGGTACGCAATGAATAAAACTCTGCTCCTTCATTGGGCAGAGCTAGTCGATTCCTACCGTATTTTCCCCCGCCTCGTCCTATGTGCCTACGCATATTACGTCTATCAGGTGACCTTCTTTGTCCTAACCTGGTACAGCCAGCAGCCGGCCACTGCTCGAGGAACTGAGGAAAGCGCAGTTGTGATCGCTGTTGTAGGAGCCGTCACAGGCTTCGCGCCTTGGATCTTTCGGATCTACAGCGAGAACGGCCGCAACTGGGATGATCGATCCCCCAGTCTGACCACCTCGACAACTTCCACGACCACGAGCACCCCATGACCGCTCTATTGGCATTCCTGCGTCTTACGTGGCCATACCTCGCCTGCCTGGGGATAGGTTTATGGACAGGGGGCTATCTCGTAGGGAACCACTGGCAGGCGCGCTACGCGCACCTACAGACGTCCGATGCACAAGCCCGTGCCGATGGGGAAGACGCGGTGCGTAAGGCGCTGCAGGCTCAACTGTCGCAGGCCGAGGCTGTGTCCGAGAACAATGCTCAGATCGTGGAGAAACTCAATGCTGAAAACGCTCAAATCGCTGCTGACCGGGATGGCAGTCTCACTCGTGTGCGTCGGCTTGAGCAGCTGCTCGTCGTCGCCTCCCGTGCGACCGCCCCAAATCCTTCAGTGCCCAAAACCGGTGGTGGACAAGCAGCTCCTGGTGCCGGCGACCCTCCAAGCACTTCACCGCTTGAGGGACTTCTTGTCGACGCCGCCACCGAGTGCGAACAAACAGCCAATCAACTGAATGCGTTGATCTCGGAAATAGAGCCGCAATTATGAGAATCAACGAGATTTCCCACCACGAGCTACTCCAGCTCATCTATCGAAAGGTAATTCACATGTCAGCCCAACTTGATAAACTGACCGCCGACGTCACCGCTCTGAATACCGCGGTGACCAGCCTAGTGGCGCTGAACGATGCCACTCAGGCCCAACTCGCTACGCTCATCAGCCAGGGATCGGCTACTGCCGATGATCTGACGGCCGTCACGGCCTCCATCGAGGCCACCACCAAGCAGATCACGGATGACCTCGCCAAGACCGTCAAGCCTGCCTAACGGGTAGGGGCCTTCGAGCCCCTTCCCCTGGAGAAGCGCATGTTCACACTTGTCGTTATCCTAGCCCTAGCCGCGCTGATCATCGCGATTCTCTCGGCTATCAAGCCGGTGCCGCTGTGGGTAGCCGTGGTGCTCCTGGCGATTGCGATTCTTATTCAGCGGGTACCTGTGGGCTGAACGTGAAATCCTCTGCTGGTGAGATATCTGGCCCACTAGTAGGAGCAACAATCCGCTGAGCGTCGTAGTCCGTCAGCCCCAACGCGAGATTGCGATCCGGACGCCGATATTTATTTTCGGCCTCCTGATATCCACGCGCATACTCTTGTGCCT